TTAAGAAAGAGACAAATACTCTACCATATTTTGGTGGAGACAATTGATCCCCGCCATAAATAGAAATTTGGTTTACATTGGTTATGTAGTTATTTTTAACTAATAGAGCAGGATAATCGGTCACTGTTACTGCTCTTTCTTGTGCAGAGAATATTTTTGGAGCTGCAAATCTAACTAAATTTAAATCTGGTCCATCGTTTCCACCAGATGCATTTTTTTCTGTAGTTACTATTGCATCTTGTAGTGAAAAATTAGTAACTCCATTCGATAAGATACCACTAGAAATTAAATATGTTATCCTGACAAAATCTGTAGATGTTATAGATTTTCCTAAATTATTCTCTTTGCCAAATTCAATCGTAAATATATTTCCCATTCTTTCTATATAATAGATTTTATCCTCATTGTTCGGAAAATTATTCACTAGATTCCAGGTTTCGTATCCAATAATATTATCCATCTTAACTTCTACTTTTATTGTTGAAATATCTACTTCTTGTTCATTTAATATGAATCTCTGTTTTTCTAAATTTATTTGATGAGTTATGTCGTTATTTCGTATCAAACGAGATCCCTCTGTTATTGTTATATTAGTTGCTTCATTCTCCGTTAAATTAATATCATATAAATTATAAAAAGTATATACTATTCCGTCTTCAGAATATGCAGCAAATTCAGAATATTTATCTATTGTAGTTACATTTTGAATTATACCAACAATTGCAGTAGATGACTTTTTTCCAGGAATTGTATATCCTAATGGTTTTACTAAGGACACCAGAGATTCTAGTCTTGTAGAGCTATCCAAGAATACTTCGTTTGATATCATATTAGAATAAAATGCATAATAATATGTATTGTATGCTAGGAGATCTATCAGTGTTTGTATTACTGTTCCTTCAAAGTTATATCCTATAAACAATGTTTGATTTTTTAAAAAAGAAGTCAATGATTCTTTAATATCGATATAATTTAGTTTTGTTAAATCTGGTGGTAGTGGTGTTGTCATAGGAAGTCCGGAATAACAATAGATAGAAGTTGTTCATCCTCTGTAGAAATATTAGTGTAGGTTATATTTACTGATACTTTATTTGGGGTTTTAATGTCGAGTGATATTGATACATCAACATTAGTTATACGTTGTTCATAGTCACTCAACACTGATTTTATAGAATTTTCTATCTCTGTATGCATATCATCTGTAGCTAGTTCGAACAAAGAGTCACTGAGAATAGTTCCAACCTTTGGTTGAAAACGACGTTCTCCTTGTATTGTTAAAATTAAATTTTTTATTGAATGTTTTATAGCTGCATTTCCTTTTATTAAATTTATATCATTAGTAAATATATTTTTTTTAAATATAAATGGAATATCAATATCTTTTATTTTAGGTATTACCATTAATCTTCTCCTTCTATAGCATAAATTGGATTCCATCCAATTTTATCGTTTTTAAACTTAATATTGCCCGTATCTCTCATTAGTGTTAATCTTGTTTTTTGTTCTTTTTGTTCAAATATATATTCAATTTCTGTTAATAACCATTTTCCAGAAATTCTTCTATCCTTCGTTGATAAAGTTCTAGTTGTATTATTTACATTAATAACATCTCCCAATTTAATATCTTTTGATAATTGTGCTACATCAACTTGAATAATATTATTATGTAATTGTCCGATTTGAGCTTTTCTGTATAAAGGAACATAATGTGGAGTATCCCAAAAAGTAGCATGAGTTCGTGTATATGCCAAGTAATCCCCAAACGACACACCTTGATGTGGACAGTTACAACTACATGGATTATTTGGTTCATTCCATAAACATCCAAGATAGTTTTTTCCTAAATGTGTTTCTATCAAATTACATTCATTTATTTCTTTATATAATTCAAATAATTGCATATATGATGGTTCGGATTCGGTTGGCATTCCACTTGCTGTATTACCAGATAGTTTTGGACAATTTTTATAAATATCTATTCCCTGTTCATTGGGGTTTGAATGTATTCTTAATGGTTTTTGTCCAGTAAATCCATAGGAACACCAATCTAGATTTAATGTTTCGCACGAAGGAATAGTAGTTCTAGAAAAAACTATAAATTGAGCAGACCAGTTTGAATCAAATAAATCATAATTTGGTTCATTTATTGGTGGTTCTACTAATCCATAATCAGATTCTCCACTTATGTCGTATTTCCACACATCTTCGACTTTAAGTCCAGGCCTATATAATAATCCATCGCCCATTAGCCATGACATAGTAGTTTCTGTGAAAAATTTAGATAATGAAGATGCATACTCTTCTCTGTATACATTAATGTATTTTTGTTTATCTGTTTGTAATACTACTTCTAGTGTCATACCATCGCTTCGAGAATTGATAACGACTGACTCTAGTGGGGGTATACCCTGTGGCGCCTTTTCTGTAAGAGTTAATCCAGGAAGCCACGGCCCAACCTTGCAATTACTTGGTTTATTTGGAGGATTTGGATCGCCATATCTAGCCATATGTTATTTATACTTTATTTTACTATGTTTTTAAATATTATTGAATATATTAACATGGTTCCCATCCATGAGGACAATATTGTCCATCCCACAAAAAACAAGTATCTTGATCGGGTAAGCGACATCTAATTGAACAACTTGATATTTCACCAGGTCCACAATGTGTTCTATTTCCTTTGTATATACCACCTTCAATTAAACATGTTTCATTTGTTGTAAATTTACAACCATATGGTAAACAACAAGCCCCATGAATTATGGATATTGATTTGGTCGTGGATGTAGCTGCTAACATTGGTTTTATCATTGGTAATATATCGTCTAATTGTGATATAAGTTTTTTATTTAAAACTTTACCAGCAAAACCAACAACAGTATTTAATACATCTTCTGTGATATTATATGTTTTGATATTGTCAATTACTTTGTTTTTTCTATCTACATCTGTGTTTGTGATAAAAGACATCAAATCTATATACACCATATCTACTACAGATGGTATATATAAAATGAGATTAGGTCCAATAACTTTTTCTATTAATCGATCTATAAACCCATCTACCATTCGAATCTTTTTATTTTTAAACAACGATTTGACCTGCATATTCATCCATTGAACAGCTTTAGAGTTAAAAGAAGAAGGATCTTGCGGTCTAAGAGATCGATTATCTGCTATAGTAAAAATAGCGGATTGTAATGATTTTTGAAAATAATCACCACTCAACATTGTTAATTTGCCATTTCTATCTAGTATTAATTCTGAGAGTATATCTATATCTCTATATAATTCAGTATTAGATACATATCCATGAAAAAATCTTGCTACACTGCCTACTACAACTAATCGTGTTATTTTTGTATTTGGCATAGCTATAATAATCCTAATTGTTGATCTGACTCATTTATTAATCCTAATTGATGATCTAACTCATTTAATAAATCAATTATTTCTTGAGTTGACGCCATAGGTGGTGTTGATGTATGTGAGTAACCGCCGCCTCCACCACCACCACCACCACCACCACCACCACCACCACCACCACCACCACCACCAATACACCCATCCCATGCTGGCCCTTGACATATGGGTGGATCGAAGGTAATACCTTCACATATGGTGCCGCTATAATTATTATGGGAACATGTACATGCGCTTTTGCATAGTGGTTTGACTAGTCTATTTAATCGTGGCATTACTATATAATGACATCCTTGTATATCTGCACCAGCACACACTCTATTAGCTCTTATCGACCACCTCCAATCCCACCAAGTATCCTGGTTGGGGTCATCGAAGTGCGAACCGAGATAGGAGCCATCTGCACTAGCCAACTCCGTACATCGTATATTACCTTCTCTAAGCAAACCTACACCTCTTCGATATTTTTTATATAATCTTGCAGAATGAATATCCTTTCCAGTTTCCCAATTAGGACCAGGGCCATATTTGTCGATATTCCACCATGCCCCTTTTGCGTTACAGGAATTATTACATGATGTAACTAATAGATTTTCACAGAGAGGTCTATAAAATACACCTTCAGCAGTATGAGTAATGAATGGTGCGCAACAAAAAGTATTCCCTGCACAAATTGAATCATAACACTCTTTATTAAATCTAAAAGTCGTCTCCCACCACTCCGTTGAATCATCCATTGATCTATCTCGTCCTTCTGGGTGAGTATAAATTGCATCATTTACATAATACTCTACTCCCGAATCTTTCCCTTTAATAGTTTGATTATTTCCAAATAATATAGGATTTATTGGTTCATACCAGTCTGGAGAATACTCTAGTGGAGTTATATACAGTTGTTTTCCTGTTGCTCCATGTGGTATAACATTAAAAAGTACTCCTTGGGCTGTTGCATTAGTATAGATAGCAGCATTACCAGTCACCCCATTCACTTGATATATTATTTCTCCTTTTACTAATTCAGTTGATTCAGATATAGGACCATCAACACTTGCAATTATAAAATTAAAATAGGTGCCGCAAGCTTCAGTTTCATCGTGACAACTTATATAATTTGCTGTCTTCCTACAATCAGCACATGCTGTAGTAATTTCTCCAGGAGGTAAAGTACCAGTTGGTCGGATATACTCCAGACACATGCTATCAATGAATACGTTACAACAAAAATCATCATAGTTGCATATTGCATCGTTACATTTTTTGGTCTCACATCTAAAGTAACTATAAGCCTCCTCCCAAGAACCAAAACCATCATGTAAATCATCCATCGGCGCAGGGGTTCTAAAGGGTAGCATACCACAACTACATGTTCCACCACTAATAGGATAGGTATAATCTTCTGTAACCATACTATATTTGTAGTAATCCTTAGTAGTAGGCGGGCATTCCATTTTTACAGTTACTGCTTTGTTTTCAAGAGAAGAAATAGGCAATTCAGTATTCCACCATTCTTCAAAATCATATATTTCATTTGTTTTTGTGTTAATAAAATATGCAGTTGCTCCGTCGTTTATTTGGGAATGACAATTGGGTATTTTACATAATATATCTTCATAAAAAGTCCCGTGTATTATTTCTACTGTTTGATTAATCAATTCCATTCCAGGGATTAATATTTTCATCCCTATCGCTGGATTACCATCTTCCATATCCTGCATGATCGGAGTACGAGGCTCTATTGGAAATTCATACTTGAGCCATTCACCTACTTCGGGGAGCTCCCCCCACATATTCATATAAGTATTGGAATCTGGAAAAATTCGTGGAGCCATGGCCCAACAACCTGCACTTAGTGGATAACCAATAGATTGAAGATTAATCCAATCGTAAAATCTGGAAGTACCTGTCCAAAAAGAAGAAGGCTCCACTATCCCGCCCATTTGAGTAGATGCTTGAATCCTTGTAATATAATTTATTTGTTCTGTGGTAGGTGGTCCAAATATATTATATTCAAAGTTTGAATCGTAGTTATACCCGTAGTCCGACGTTACTGTGTTCCATTGTCCAAAAGTGGCTTTATATGCAAAATCGTGGTTCGCCGTATTCATATATAAAAGAGGAATAGATCCAGTAAATCCATGATATCCTGTTATTCCAGGATCATTGAATGTATGAAAAGTTATATCCCATTCTATAGGGCATAGATCCGTACAATTCATACACGTACTTATATCCAAGTCAGATGGGTATGTTTGTTTCCATGTTTGTGTAACTTTATATATTTTACATTGATCTGCCATCGTAAATCCACAAATCCGATCAACAACCTCCAAAGAACCTATTTCAGTAACTTTCCATAATCCATCAGATCCACAAGAATCATAACTAATCATACCACTCTTTCCAACATAATTAGGTTGATTTAGGAGTGGTAATTTTACTGGCGGTAGTATATCACAGCTTGCAGGACCCTTTACAAATCTAAAATTTTCATGATGATGTTGTGAACTGTAATGGCCAGGCGGCGCCGGATCATGGCCAGGATCACTTATAACCCAACGATCCCCATTGTTACAAGCTTGCCATGGCGCCCATTCTCTTCTTACATATACAGGTGCGGTCCATTTGAGAGCACAAGGACTTCCTGCACATTGATCTTTTTCACAGCAACCACAATACATATAGTATTTATATAGTCCAATCAGTATTTTTTAATAGATCTTTTATTGTTTCATCGGGGGTAAATGATAACCACTCATCAAAAGTTTGTGGTAATATAGTTTTTATATCTTGCCCACCATGCTTGAATATATTACTCAAATCAGTTGTTAATATTGAATAAAGTTGTTGTGGTATGAATATATTATGCGGCATATGGAAGGACCACCACGATCTGTGTATTTTCATTTTTCTATGAGAATTCATCAAAATACCACTTCCCATTGCTGTATTTTTTCTTTCTGGGTCTATTTCAGCAGATAATTTGTTTTTGTGTGATTGTATATTAGGATCTGTATATGGAAATATTCCCCTAGAGTCTGTTGCATAATATTGATATTTTGTTTCAAATATTGGTTCAGGCCAAAGATCCATACCATTACTACTAACATCTGTTTTTAATATTTCTGTATTTTGGGTTTTATCATTTTCACCATTCATTTTCATTTTCTTTACTGCAATATCAAAACCATATGGATCCATTCCTATAATTGCTATATTATTTCTTACACTCTGTCTTCCTACTGGTCCAGATGTCAATGAAACCAAATATGGTAGGAAATACTCGATACCCGCTGATCGTATAAATCCATCAGGAAAATCTGAAATTCTATTTAATCCAACAGGAAATTCAAATTCAACCCGAACATATGATGCAATTTCTTCTCTTTTTATATTAGCGGGCTTTATCTTATTACTTATCTTATTATAAACATTAAAATCAAAAGAAGCAGTAGCTCCATTTAATTGTGGATTATTTCCATCACTAGAATAAATTTTTGAATTCACATTAACAATACCATCTCCCGATATTCCGTAAACTTCTATCGCATTCAAATAACTCATAAATGTATAATTGGTGTTTATGTCCATTGAATTTTTTGAATTGCTATAATATTTTATTATAGTATTCTTTGAAATAGATTTTATTATAGTGCTTGTATTTGATAAAAAAGTTATTCCCGTTTGAGAATATGTTTGTTCATAATATGGATTTGCTGTTGTTCCTTTAAACGATGCAGTATTTCCGCCATATCCTTCATCAAAAAATATATTATATAACCAGTTTCCCATAGAAGCTCCAGTAATTCCTCTGGCTTTTGATAGGATTTCATATCTACTTCCTCTTATATCTTTTCTTGTTATGGTTTTTATTCCCTCTAATGATAAAGGTTGATATAAAGAAGCTCCTCTAAATCCTTTATTAATATCACCCTTAAATATGTTCTTTCCTGGTAGTTGAGAATAGAAAAATACTTTTCTGTTTAACCATTCAGTATATTGATCTTTCCACTTGTCTTTTAATCCGTTTTCTATAATGGTTCTAATTTTATCTAATAAGTAATTTTCTACCTTTAAATTATTAAATTGTCTTGCTGCAATTTCTTTTAATGCAATAAGTAAATTTGGATTAAAACAGTGCTCGTTATAACATGGGCCTTTTCCAATACATATTGGTTTTCCTTCCCATTGTGATTGTTTGTTATAATATGTTCCTCCTGATCCTGGCTCCAGCAACATTGACGTATTATATTGATTACTTCCTTTCATAAATTTATTAGCAGATAATGATAAAACCCAGCCTGGTAACTGTTGAAATTCTGGTCCATATAAGGACCCAAAAAATTCTGGTTCCAATGCATAAGTTAGTCCAGAATATCCTGGATTTCCTGGATTAAAAAGTTCTTTGTATATATCATTATATCCTGAGAATATCTTATTTCCAAAGCCTGTATCTTCTAATTCATTTTCTAAAGCTGTCCAATCATATGCAAAATTTATTGTTTTAATACATGTGTATTGTGGAATTTCAAAATATGGTACAGTTCCTATGCCCTCAACTGTCATGTGTGGTGTGTATGTATTTCCTCTATTGTCTGCACTAGAGCCACTAATGTTCTTTTGGAATACGGGTATAAATGGACCACCATAAAATGGGTTATATCCACAATTTACCGTATTTGTATGCCCTCTGGCCTTAGCATCAGAAGTATTTTCAAAAAATACTTTCGGATTTGGAAGGTCTGCTGCTGCTGTAATACCACAAGGATCTTGACAGTCAATCGATTGGTTTGTAATACCTGCAAGATTGATATTTGAAGATTGTCGTAATACCGACCAATAATTATTAGTATCTATTATGGTACGAAGAGAATTTCCAGATTCATTACATTTTGCACATGGAACTAAATTATTATGAATAAACCTAATACTGTTGTTTATATATCCATCAATACTATCCAAGAAAGTTTTTATTACATGTAATCTTTCTATATTATTATTTTTCTTTTCTGTGTATTTAAGTGTTCCCTTATCGATTATTTCTGTTATATATTTGGAATATATATTGGTTGTCTCTCCTGCTATATTGTAAAATTCTTCTATAGTTTCTTTATATGGCGCCTTTGAAAGATCTCTAGAATATGTTAATCCATTCTGACTAGAAAATGTTATTCCATAATTAATTAAATCAGTAAACGATCCAGCTGCAATTATTTGGTATTTATTGCCCTCACCAAAATGTATATAATCCTTTGGTTGTTTTTGTGTATTCTGAAAAAACCCTAATGTCGATCCATACAATACCCCAAATGTATATCCTGTTGGATGTGCAGCTGCTTCTTCAAAATCAATCAAATCTTGTGTAGAACCAATTGGTTGATCTAAACAACACACAACACATCTAAAAGTTTCCCATTTTCTCTTAATATTTTTTAATCTAGCAAATTCCAATCTTTTTTGCATTAACGGAACTCTTATTTTTTTATGTATATTATAGAATAAAGGCAAAGATAGATTGGTTATATCATATTGAGTTTGCCATGAAATATTACTATAAGTACTATTTGATTTTCCTAAATAATCCCACCAAACTTGTTCTGTGTAATTTATATTATATGGAACTGGATTAAAATAGCCATAATCACTTATATTCATATTAGTGATAGGATCTTGATATAACAACTTCTTGTCAGTACTTACTTTTTTCAGATCTTTTTGTATAGTTTTAATATCAAATTCGGATTTTGTTATGATGGGATTGTCATACAGATGTTCTACTTTGTTAAATAGGTCAAAATAATCATAAGTTACTATTCCTGTTGTAACTCCTATGTTGCTATCTGTAAAATCAATATATTTATTTGTATAATCTGGATCTATTCTTTTATATGAAGAAAATAAAATATTACTCTCTAAATTGCTTATAGTATCATTGAATTCAATTACAGTAGATGACATTATTTTATCACCACAGGGAATATCTGGATTGACCCATATATCATACGGAGGACGGTTTTTTCCTTCTTTTATTATAGTAGAAAGACTTTTAAAATGCCAGTTATGTGTTATATCAGACCACAAACAATAATTAACATTATTCTTGCTTTTATCTACAGCATTTTCTGTTATTATTTTTAATAAATCTATGAGTTTAAATTGAGATAATTGATCTTTATTTGGATTATTAATATTATTATATTTTAACCATATACCATTACTAGTATCTTCCACATTTATTTCTTTATATTTAAATTTATTTTTATTAAATACTTTCTGTATTAATCCTGGTATTGGTGTAGTAGATTTTGAGGATATATATCCAATAAAATCTTTATCTACATAAAGTTTATTGTTATTATTATCATATTTATCTGGTAATGATTGCTGAGTTTGATATTGAGCTTTGAATAAATCTTTATTCATAAATTCAAGCGCAATAATTCTTATATATTCCGAAGCGTTCATTTTATCTGTAATAACAGCATCATCAGTAACTGGCACTATACCAGTAATTATAGCTTTATATGTTATTGGAGCCGCTTTTACATTTTTCTTAAAAACTAATGTAATCTCATCGAAACTATTCAAATTCAAGTTATCAGTAAAGTCATGTACATCCAATAGAAATAATTTTCCAGAAACAATTGGAGAAAATAAACTTTCTTTTATTGATAAACTATGAAAAAGTTGATATACACTAGCTATAGGAAGATTCTTAAAATTTGCAGGAAATACTACAAAAGATCCAAATTTTGGAGAAGTAAGGGTTATTTTGATTAAATTTTCAGATGTTAATGGATAATTATCTGAAGTATCATGTGGAGGAGGTTTACCGGGCATAATTGAAAATTCTCTATGGTATTATATGTAGTTAATTAAATTGTGTTATAGTAATAGCAAAATTTCTCGATTTGTCTATATCCTCTAGAGAATTTTGCATCATATTATCTATATTATTCAAAATATCCCTATCTATAGTATTTAAAGTCAATGTTTTATTAGCTATAACAGTATTTGAATAGGGGGTTTCCACTGTATAACTAATACCATGGCTTATTCCATCTGTTATATAAGAATATAATAATGTTTTTATAAAAGCTTCTCCTGTCGCACCTATAGACATATATGTTGCACCAGATCCACTTACATTTAAATAAGGAGAAGTTACTATATTATCTTCTTTATTCCTAAAATTTAATATAACTTCGTCAAATTCATCGACTTTCATTAATGTAAACGTAAATCCAACTGGATCTCCACCAGCTACCTCAACGAATGTCATATTTATTAAATCTTTCGAAAATATTCTAATAATGTCATTGTTTGCAAACGAATCTTTTGTAGTTTCAGATGCAGTTATATATCTAAACTCTGTATTGAAATTACCAGTAACAATAGAATATGGATTTGTTGAAATAGAAAAGCCATCAATATAGTGAATATCCTTTATTATAATATCTCCAAATTTTGGATTTGTTAATTCTTTTAAATAATAAATTTTTTTATCTGATGTTTTAGATGTGGGTTCTAGTATTGATAATTCTTTTCTTGATATGAAATTATTTACCAAAGGTATTAACCAAGAATATTCAGTATTGTCATAGGATACATCAGAATATTTTTCAAAACTATATTGATCATTTAATATTACAGAATATATAAAATAATCATCGATTTTAATTGTATTTTTTCGAAAAATATCTAAAAAATTATATTGTGTATTTTTATAAAAACTATAACTAAAGACTGGATGTTTGTCAAAATATTTCATTTTTAGGCGGGTCCAGTTGATGCAGTAGTATTAGAACTAGACAAAGCACTACTTCTATTTTGCGTTCCAAAACCTGGCGATATTTGAAAAGTTGGTTCTATTTCTACAAAGCGTAAACTAATACCATACACAAGGGGATCTCCATTTTTGCTACTTAATATTCTGCCATCGGATCCAAATCCTTTCTGTATCATACATTTATCCAATATACAAAGACTCGGACCCACTCCAGAGATCCATGATGTATTTGTCTCTATCCGTAGTGCTACTTTTTTAGATATCCATACAATAAAAACATCAGGAGGAACCAGCATAGTAGTTCCACTACCATTTCCACCAGCTTTCATTGTTGGCCAACAAGCGGTAGACAATACTGTACAAATTTCAGATGCAGCTGCAGCATCAGCAGCGGATGTGCATACTAATTTGACTTCATATTCATACGCTTTAGGTGCATTTCCAAGAAACATCGTATCCATCATATCAGGTCTTAGATATAGATTTGATTTATTCGACGGCCCCGAATCACCATCTTTCCTAACTATTTCATTTTCATTATTTAACAATTGTGCTATACCCATAGTTCGGATTGCATCTGCTTTAGTCTGTTTATTACCACCCGTAATCATCTGTACAATTGAAATTGGATCATTAGTATAATTAACACTGTTCATATCTGTTATTATAGAAGGCGCCGGAACAGAACACCGATAATAACTTTTCCCATAAAACTCCTGTAGACCCCCAGTTCGATTAATTGATTTTTTAATACGCGGATATCGAATAGCTGCTATATTTAACCATACAGGAATTGAAGCTTTTGCTACTGGTAAAGTAGGAAATGTTGTTGCCATACATTATATATATAATATGCCTTATAAGACAACATACACACCTCATAATATTAAAAAATATATAGGCAATCTAAAAAACGTACATTGTAAGTCGTTATGGGAAAGAAAAATGTGTATATATTTAGACGAAAATAAATCCATAATCAGGTGGGGTTATGAAGTAATTAAAATTCCATACTTATCACCCATAGACAATAAAATTCATAATTATATTCCTGATTTTATAATTGAAACTGCTGATAAGGAAATAATAATAGTGGAAATAAAACCATTTAAACAAACAAAAGATCCATCCAAAAGAAAACGCAAAAAAATAAATGAATGTATAACATATTCAATAAATAAAGCAAAATGGGATACTGCTAATATATATTGTAACTCTCATGGATGGAAATTCCAGATAATAACAGAAAAGGAATTATTCTAATGTCTTATGAAGGATCTAGTAATGCCAATATAGATTCATTTCGAACGGGTATGCAAAGATTACAACCCCCTAATAGATATAGTATAACCTTAGATCATAATGCCATAGGTATCTTTAAGAGTTATCCAGATGGTATTGTTATACCAGATAGAAATATTGAAACTCTACCATATACTCCTACTGGATATACTAGGCAAATTCCTATTCATGGTACCACAGGTCAATTATTAGTATCTTTTATTATGTTAAATAATATGGCATTTATTAGTTATATAGAACGATGGATTAAATATATAGCTGGAACTTCACAGTATTCTTATGCTCAAGATGCTAGTCTTCAAACTGTGCGATTATATGATGAATGTATTGGAACTGTCATGATTACAATGAATTCCGCTAGAACTAATTCTATAACCAAAAAATATATTTCAGACGAAGTATATCCCCTATCGATACAACCCATAGAAATGGCTGCTGCATCTACTGGTTATTTGACATGTAATGTTATATTTTATGTTAGAGGTTTGAAAGATGCTAATATAACTGATAATTCTAGTACAGTCGATTTTTTCCTAAATCAAACAATCATACACGGGGCTAGTGGACAAGGAATCATATAGAGAAGGATAACATTTATTCAACAAAGGAAGGATATATATGTCATTAAGTGATTTATTATTAAAAAGTTTACCTAAATTTGAGACAATAATACCGTCTCTGAAAGAAAAGGTATGGTTTAGACCATTATTGGTAAGGGAAGAGAAGAAATTATTACAAATCGGTGAATTTGGAACAGAAAAAGAAAAAATAAACTGTATATTAGAGATTCTAGAATCTTGTTATGTTTATGACAAGATTAGAGATCTGACTATATGTGATATACAATATTTGTTCATTCAATTGCGAATAAAATCTATAGGTTCTACGGTATCTCCTATTTTGATATGTCCAATAACATCAGAAAAGATAAAACTAAAGATAGATTTATCCGAAGTTGCTGTTATAGACACACCAAATCACAGTACTAGTATTAATTTAAATGGTATTAGATTAGTAATGAAATATCCAACTATACAGACTATATTGGATAATTTTGATTCAGAGAACAAAGAAGACGACATATACAATTTAGCATTATCTTGTATAAAGGAAATTCATACCTCTGATGAAATGATAAATTGTTCTGAACAACCCAAAAAAGAATTAGAGGATTTTTTGGACAATATGACAAAAGGTCAATTTGATAATATTATATTCTTCTTCGAATCTATGCCAAAAATCGAAAAGGTAATACCATATACCACATCAGATGGAACATTAAGATCAATAACAATAAAGGGAATCTCCGATTTTTTCGTATAACCCTCAGCCATATAAGTTTTCAAGATTTTATGAAATTACAATTCAATCTAATACACATACAAAAGTATTCGATAACAGAGTTTGATAATTTACAAATTTGGGAAAGAGACTTACATATGGACTTACTGAGGGAATATATCAAAGAAGAAAATCTTATAATGTTAGAAAAACAATCAAAACTTAGAAATAGACGATAATGAAATACAAAAAAACACTAATAGATGCATTGCAACATATATTATTGTTTAATATTTCATCTATATTTTTACCCCAATCTCAGAATTTTAATACTTTTCTAAACGAACCAGTAGATCATGAGGAGTTGATACAAAATGAATATGTTTATGATATTAAACCAAAAAATATTATTTCATTTATAGAGGATGAATCTTCCGTAATATCAGGTATATCTACACACGATCCATCAGTACAAGCAACTCCAGATATTGTTTTCAACAAAAAGACAGTATTAAAAAATATTAAAAAATCATTAAATATATTACCAGTCAATATAGAAAATTATAGTACAGATAAATCAATTAACGAAGTACTTGTTTCACCTATTATTAGAAAAAAAGAATCTTTAGAGACAAAGTACTCTAGCGAATCTAAAGTATCTGATATTCAACCTCTAGAGTTCTCAAACGAATCTAAAGTATCTGACATTCAACCTCTAGAGTTCTCAAACGAATCTAAAGTATCTGACATTCAACCTCTAGAGTTCTCAAACGAATCTAAAGTATCTGATATTCCTGACACAAAGTACTCTAGCGAATCTAAAGTATCTGATATTCAACCTCTAGAGTTCTCAAACGAATCTAAAGTATCTGATATTCCTGACACAAAGTACTCTAACGAATCTAAAGTATCTGATATTAAACCTCTAGAGTTTTCCAACGAATCTAAAGTATCTGATATTCCTGATATAAAGTACTCTAGCGAATCTAAAGTATCTGATATTCAACCTCTAGAGTTCTCAAACGAATCTAA